GGTGGAGGCGGTACCGTCTTTGAACCGTTTAACCTTGCATACACAAACACATATCTACTATCATCATCCAACATAGGTGGGCTTGCAACATATGATTTCTTCGCTCAATACCAAGAACTGGTCGGTCGCATGTTTGGATCTTTCATCACGTTCAAGTGGGACATGCCGACCCGAAGGCTAACGATCTTCCAACGCCCAAGAGCGAACGAAGAAGTGATGCTTTACGCTTACAACCATCGCTCAGATGATTTGCTATTGAGTGATTACTTGGCATCGCAATGGATCAAAGACTACACTCTCGCATCATGCAAGTACATGCTTGGAGAGGCACGTTCCAAGTTCACGACCATCGCAGGACCACAAGGCGGCGGAGCACTTAACGGTGATGCTCTTAAGGCCGAAGCTCAAGCAGAAATGGAAAAGCTAGAGCTATCGGTCATACAGCAAGAAGCTGGCGGACAGGGGTATGCGTTTCTAATCGGCTAGATTCTTTATCGGATAAGAATAAATAGTGTATGAAAAATACATTAGAAAATCTTATCAACAACGATACTTCTTATAACAGAAATGTGACAAGGTATCTGCACAAAACCAATCCTGATCTCTGGAATCAAATACTAGAAGCAACTTCTTTCCTTCCAGATGATGCCAAACCCAAACAAAGAGTTTGGCATATACTAAATGATGTTTATGATCGGCCTACTTGTCCAATAACAGGTGAATATGTTAAATGGTGGGAAAATAGATACTTAGAAACTATCAATCGTTCTGCAAGTACCACTCGTAGAAATAAACAAGGATTAAACAATACTCAAACACCAGAAGCAAAGGCAAAACGAACAGAATCTCTAAGAGAAGGTTTTCGTACAGGTCGTATAAAACCTAAGCAATGGACTAAAGAAGAGTCTGCTTCTAGGTACAAAAAGATAAGACAAGCTACGATTGACAAATACGGAGTTCATTCAACACTTTTGATCGAAACCGTTAGAGAACAACAATACCAAACTAAAGTTGATAAAGGTATTATTACTGCGAGAGAAGATCGAACAGCTCGTCAACTTTACTACGACGAAGTAGTAAGATTAACTAGAGAAAGTTGGAATCAACATTTTGATAAGATTAATCCCGATCGTATCATACGAGGGAATGATTGGCACCTAGATCATATGTATAGCATACAAGCTGGTTTTAGAGAAAATATTCCACCTGAAATCATAGCACATTGGACTAACTTATGTATGATACCAGGCAATGAAAACTCAAGCAAGGGAATGTCTTGCAGCAAAACTAAAGAACAGTTATTTGAAGACGCTCATTTATAATCGGTTGACAAACCGTAATACTCCTTATATATTAAGCACATAGCAAGGAGGTGCGAATGCCTGTAATTGGTGTTTGCGGTTTGATCGGGTCTGGTAAAGGCACGGTCGCTGATATGCTCGTTGATGAGCATGATTTCAAAAAATTAAGTTTCGCTGACGCACTGAAAGACGGCGCTGCATCAATCTTTGGATATGACAGAGCAATGCTCGAAGGCGATACCAAAGAATCTCGTGAATGGCGAGAGATACCAGATCCTTTTTGGACGGAAGAGATGGGACGAGAGATCACTCCTCGTTACATACTCCAAGTCATGGGCACCGAGTGCATGAGAACAGGATTCTACCAAGGTATCTGGGTATCGTTGGTCAAGAAAAAGATCTTGGACAATCCGAGGACGAACTGGGTCATACCTGATACCCGATTTGGTAATGAAGTCAGGATGATCCGAAAAGTTGGCGGACAAGTCTGGCAAGTACGCAGGGGAGAGTTACCTGATTGGTGGGAGACTGCTCAAGCAGCCAATAGCGATACATTCTTACACGCACCCGAGTGCGGGGAAGTGATGGAAAAGCTAGGCATACATGCTTCTGAATGGTCTTGGGTCAAGGAAGACAAATATTTTGATGCCATCCTTGAAAATGAAGGTACCCTTGAAGATCTCAGAAATCTGGTCGAAGGTCACCTTGATACACTATGGCTCAGTCTTTCAAATTAAATCTGCTTTTGGTCGTAGAGGAATCTGCCGAGCAGATAATTTGAGATCTACTTGACAATTAAGACATATCGTTTGGTATTTCTTATTTTCTTCTACGACCGTTAGCTGTTCGGAAAATTTAGATTTAAATCCACATTTTTCACAAGTAGATTTTTTGCGATATCCTTCTTTAGTCCATGCCGGAACTTTGAACTGATTTCTTCCTTCGATACATACATCACACTTTGAACGATAGTAAGTCTTGCCTTCTTTTACATAATTGATCGCTTTTGGTCTGATTCCACAAGTCTTACAAGTACCTCTTTCGAACACTTTGTTAATATCAGTGTATTTGGTTAGTATCTCATTTTGCAGATCTTTTTCATCTTGATAATTCTTTCCTGCAGACTGCAAGATCCTATATGATACTGATTTAGCTAGTTCATATTGCTTTGAAGTGATCAATTTACGACTGTTCGTCACTCCTGCCATCATATTAAGAGCGTACATCATTTTAATTTGTTTGGCGCCCTGTGTAATTCTAGATAATAATAAATGAGCAAAGAAATGCTCTTTTGGTGTTAATTTAACTAGGTTAGATTTATCGTCGGATCCTCCGAGACTTCTTGGAATGATATGATGGACCTCATAAAAATCTGATTTGAAATGTTGTCTTATTTTTCGAGAATCAATAAAATCTTCATAAATGGTAGCATACTTATTCTGTAAGAACATACCTTTTCCCCTTTATAAAAAGTATTTATGCCTTTCCACCCCTTTATACCGCTGTATGAAGGTCCAATTTTTCTAGTGCCAACTAAATACACTTAGACGACGAACTTATATAGTCGAATAGGAGAAAAAGAGATGGCATTAGTATCACCAGGCGTAGAAGTCCAAGTAATTGACGAATCCTTCTACACCCCAGCGGAGCCGGGCACCGTTCCGATGATTTTCGTTGCCACAGCGCAGGACAAGTCCAATCCAGGGGGCACTGGTACCGCGCCGGGCACACTCGCAGCTAACATAGGAGTTCCATACCTACTAACTTCACAGCGCGATCTAGCAGAAACGTTTGGAGATCCAATCTTCAAGACGGACACGAATAACAATCCAATACATGCAGGCGAACAGAACGAATACGGACTACAGGCAGCATACTCGTTGCTTGGTGTGTCCAACCGGGCATATGTCGTTCGCGCAGGTGTTGACCTAGACGAGATCGAAGGAACCGCAGATGAGCCAGCTGGACCTCCAGCGGATGGCACTTATTGGTTTGACACCGGCAACACCAAGTTTGGCGTTTTTGAATGGAACGGAAATGCTAAGACCACCACAGGTGGACAGACTTTCTCCGTACAAGTCATCACAGTAATCACCGACAGTACAAAGCTAGATGGTTTTGGTTTTCCGAAGACCTCCGTTGGAGCGATCGGTGACTATGTGGTCGTCGCAACGACCACACTAAACAAGGTATACTATAAGAACTCAAGCGGTGCTTGGGTGCAAGTAGGTGCTTCGGATTGGGTAGCATCTTGGCCAACCGTACGTGGCACGGAGAGCAACCCAACAGTCACTCTCGCTGATGCGTTTGTCCTAAATGGTACTACGGTTACCGCTTCAGGAACGACCATTTCTTCTCTTGCAACTGACATCAACGATGCTGCGATCGCAGGTATTACCGCAGCGGTAGTTGACGGTGGACTTGAAATTTATTCCACTGGAGCCAACGTCGTCATCGCAGCTGACACTGGCACCATCCTTGATGATGTTGGATTGAGTGTTGGTACCTCCTATGCTCCATCAATCCAGATCAGCAGGCATACCAGCGTACCTCAGTTCAAGCTAACCGATGCCAACCCGCGCCCGACTGGTTCTATCTGGGTCAAGACCACAGAACCAAATGCAGGCGCACGTTGGAGGGTTAAGCAGTATAATGGAGACACGCTCCTTTGGAAAGATGTAGGTGCTCCGCTTTACTCCGATAACCACACCGCGATCTACAACCTAGATCCAACAGGTGGCGGAGCCAACCTTCCAGTCGGAGCGCTTTATGTCAAGTATAATGACGCAGAAGATTCTCCAGTTGATGCAAACTTCAAGATCTATCGTCGACGTGCATCAGGACGCACAACGATCACATCAAACGCGATCACCACGAACATTTCTGCAGGTGGATTCAGCTTTGATATCCAAGAGACGATCGTAGGTAGCGCATCACTTCAGTCGGCAATCACCGTTTCTGGCACTGCAACTGGTGCTTCAAGCGACGCAGACGTCATTGCAGGTGCTATCAACAGCGCCGGTTTCGTCAATGTCGTTGCAAGCGTAGACGCATCCAACAAGGTCGTGATTGAGCACAAGCTCGGCGGCGACTTCCGCATCGTTGACGGAGGAACAGTCCTAACTGAGATGGGCTTCACTCCGTATGTTGATGCAAATACCGGAACGGTCAACCTATACAATGCGCCAGCTGGTGACTCAACCAATGCTTTGGTCGCAACCAACTGGCAGGTATTGACCTACACTGCATCAAGCAGTGCTCCAACCGCACTCACGACAGATGGACGCCTGTGGTATTCATCGGTTGTTGATGAAGTTGATATCATGGTACACAACGGTACGACTTGGGTTGGTTACCTAGACAGCACCAGCCCATTCTACGATGTTGACTCTGATGAGCAGACAGATCCAGCAGGTCCGATCGTTTCAGCAACTGAACCAACGACACAGAGCGATGGTACTGCCCTGAAGGAAGGTGATCTTTGGATTGACACTTCTGACATCGAGAACTATCCAACCATTTACAAGTACGACGGGGTGCTTCTACGGTGGAACCTGGTAGACAAGACCGATCAGACCACAGAAGATGGTATTCTGTTCGCTGACGCACGTTACAACACTTCAGGCGCAAACTCCAACAAGGCAGGCGATATTGATGCACTACTCGTAAGCAACTTCCTAGACTTTGATGCTCCAGATCCGGCACTTTACCCACGTGGTATGCTGCTTTGGAATCTACGTCGTTCAGGATTCAACGTAAAGCGTTTCGAGCGCAACTACATTGATACCTCAGATGATAATGAGCGCTTCGGTGACGAGTCCATGGACGGTTACTATGCGCATCGTTGGGTCACCGAGTCTGCTAACAACGAAGACGGCAGCGGCTCGTTTGGACGTAAGGCTCAGAGAAAGGTCGTTGTTCAGGCACTACAGGCACTGGTAAACTCTAACCAGGACATCAGGGATGACGAATCAAGGCTCTTCAACCTAATGGCTTGCCCAGGATATCCAGAACTAATTGGCGAGATGATCTCGCTTAACTTTGACCGTGGACTAACCTCGTTCATCGTAGCAGATTCGCCAGCAAGGCTCACACCAGATGCGACTTCACTCAATGAGTGGGGTACGAACGTCAACATCGTCGTTGAAGATAATGATGACGGTCTGGTATCAAGAGACGAATACATGGGCGTCTATTACCCATGGGGCTTCACGAGTGATAACTTTGGTAACAACGTAGTTGTACCACCAAGCCACATGATGCTACGCACAATCGCACTGAACGACCAGGTTGCTTATCCTTGGTTCGCTCCGGCGGGAACCAGGCGCGGCGGCATCACCAATGCAAGCTCGACAGGTTATGTCAATAGCGAAGGCGAGTTTGTAGCGGTGGCGCTAAACGAAGGCCAGAGGGACACGCTATACAGCATAGCAGTGAACCCAATCACATTCATCACAGGCGCAGGACTTGTTGCTTATGGTCAGAAGACGAGGGCTCGCGCAGCATCCTCGCTAGACAGGGTCAACGTTGCACGTCTGGTAGTTTACCTACGCAGGCAGCTAACGACACTTTCAAAGCCATACTTGTTCGAACCAAATGACAAGATCACGAGGGACGAAATCAAGCAGGCTACGGAATCATTGATGCTTGAGCTAGTGGGTCTACGCGCACTTTATGACTATCTGGTCGTATGTGATGAGACCAACAACACTCCGGCAAGGATTGATAGGAATGAGCTATGGCTTGATATTGCTATCGAACCGGTCAAGGCGGTTGAATTCATCTACATTCCATTGAGGCTGAAGAATACCGGCGAGATCGCGGGGCTAGGCTAAGATAAATAGTAGTAACGAGGAGACGATTAGATGGCAATCTCAACACTATCAAAGATCACTGTCCCGCTAGCGAGTGGTCAGTCAGCTGTCTCGCAGGGCCAGCTGATGCCAAAACTCCAGTATCGCTTTAGGGTGTCGCTGGAAGGATTTGGAATTACAACACCAAGGACAGAACTGACTAAGCAGGTCGTCGACGTGACGAGGCCGAACCTGACGTTCGAAGAGATCATCATCGACGTCTACAACTCACGTAGCTACCTAGTTGGTAAGCATTCTTGGGAACCAATCACGCTTAACTTGCGCGATGATGTCGGAGGAAACGTACAGAAGCTCGTTGGCGAGCAGAATCAGAAACAGTTTGACTTCTTCGAGCAGGCAAGTGCAGCATCCGGTATCGACTATAAGTTTACCACAAGGATCGAACTGCTTGATGGCGGTAATGGTCAGTTTGAACCAACTGTTCTAGAGACATGGGAACTTTACGGTTGCCTACTCCAGAGCACCAACTGGAACACGCTGGCATACAATGCTAATGATCCGGTAACGATCACACTTAGCATCCGTTACGACAACGCAATCCAGACTCCACAGAGCACTGGTATTGGTACAGATGTCGGACGTACAGTGAACACGCTAATCACTGGTGGCGGTACAACCGGCCTCTAAGTGATCTAGTAGATCTAACAACTAGAGGGGGCTTCGGTCCCCTCTTTTTTTGGCGGTAAATACAGTATGAGCTTTTTAGATGGATTCTTCGATAACCTCCTGACAGGAACGCTAACTCCAAAAGGTGACCTTGGAGACTCCCGTCATGCTGCTTATCTCTATAATACCAACAACTTCCGGCTTGCTCCAAAGAGCAAGTTCCTATACCATGTCGTGTTTGAGTTTACGCCACAAGCACTTCGCTTCTTTCCGCAGTTGACCAACAGGCACCGAGAAGAAGTAAACATGCTGGTCAAGAACGTTAATCTTCCGGAATTTGAAGCGCAAACAGAAACACGCAATCAATATAACAGGAAGAAGAACTTCCAGACGGCGATCCAATACAGTCCAGTCAACATCACGATGCACGACGACAACTTTGGTATCACCACCGCAATGCTTGAAGCTTACTACCGTTACTATTTCAGAGACGGAAATTACAGCACAGGCAGCGCAGCATTCGCACCACGCTCAACATACAAGGGTGCCGCACTAGCAAACAAGAAATATGGACTTGACAACGGTTCACAGCAACCATTCTTTTCAAGGATCACTATCTACCAGCTTGCACGTCATCAGTGGACGGGATTCACCCTAGTCAATCCTCTCATCACACGATGGGGACATGATTCGCTAGACAATTCAAGCAGTGAGCCAACAGCAAATACCATGACCGTAGCATACGAATCGGTATTTTATACCCGTGGCCAGACCGGAAGGGGAAGCCCAGCAGGGTTTGCTAGTTCTCACTACGATCTCACACCATCGCCGATCACTATCTCAGGTGGCGGCACCGGATCTTTCCTCGGACCAGGAGGCTTGCTCGACGGAGTTGGTAGCGTCCTCAATGACATCGCCACCGGTAATTTTGACCTCGGAACCATACTTGATGGAGTCAATACGGTAAGGAATGCCGGTGGATTGACCCTCAAGGGGTTGAGACAAGAAGGACTTAGCTTGCTCGGTGGAGCAGCCACGTCTGTGCTACAAACAACACTTGGATCGATAAACAATACAGTGTTTCCAAAGTCAAACGGCAATGGAGGAAATAACACAGGAACCACCGCAACTGGTGGCCAGAGCAGTGCTTCAGATCCAAATTATGCCGCTCGGATAGCACAAGCTCAAGCAAACAATAGGATTGATATCTGATGCCAACGAGTTCAGGATTAAACGAAAAGAACAACGACAGCTCGACACAGGTGAAGGAATTTTATGATCGTTACTTCGTGAAGAAGGTAACATATCCAGCTACCGAGATTGATGCAGTCTTTGGGTTCTTCCAGAAAAGAGGCTTTGACGACGAGGCTGCACGCGCGGTTTCTGCCGTCTTGCTACAGCAAGCAAAGCTAGACAACATCAAAGTGTTCAAGCTTCTAGATACACTGAAAGGACTCAACGAAGTCCAACTTAGCGCAGTGGTCACTGAAGTCCTCAACTATAACCGACCTCGATCAAGCACACTGGGTTACCGAGTCGAAGACCAAACCCAGTGGAACGAAGCTAGGAATATCATTGTCTGATGTCTCGATTTGCTTCAGGAAAATACACCCTTAAGAATCCTCAGAAATACTTAGGTAAGACACAACCCACCTATCGGTCAGGATGGGAATTTGCGTTCATGAAGTTCTGCGATGAACATCCAAACGTAGATGGATGGGCAAGTGAATCTGTGCGAATTCCATATCGAAATCCATTGACTGGTAAGCAAACCATCTATGTTCCTGACTTCCTTGTTTCATACATTGACAAGAATAGCAAGCGCCATGTTGAGCTCATGGAAGTCAAGCCAAAGAACCAAACGGTCAAGGAAAATCTAGGCCGGAGCAAACATAACCAAGCTCATTTCATAATGAACCAGGCCAAGTGGGAAGCAGCAAAGGCTTGGTGTAGGCAACGCAGCATCTTTTTCCGTGTTGTAACCGAAGACGATATGTTTGCTGGAACTAAAGGTAACAGCAGGAGAAGGTAAATAAGAAATAAACGGAAGAAAAAAGGATATACCATGTCACAAAATAGCGCAGACGAGTTACGAAGAAATATTCGACTAATAGAAAGCAATAGCATTCCGAAACCTAATCATGAGAAAAAAGATTTTCGGTCATGGTTTATGTATGAGATTTTAGAAACATCTAAACTAAACGAATCAGTTGTGTTATCCGAAGCCGGATTAGTAACTAAACTAACAAGGAACGCAGGGAAGCTTTTTAAGAAAGCAGAGACAACTAACCCCAAAACAGTTTTCAGTAAGATTAAAAAAATCGGTGTGAAACTAGACAATAAACTTGGTGGAGAATCACTAAAGGCATATTCATCAGTGCAGAACAGAATCGAAAAGCTTTTAAGGGCCGGCGGACCTAAAGCGAAGATTGGTGTAGCTCTAGGTGTTGCTTTCTTAGGAGTAATAGCGTCTGCATCTGGTGCAGAAGCTGGCCAAATAGTTAACGATGAGGGATTAAAAGCAATCGCGAATGCTTCAAAAGAAATGAACTCGTCCCTTGATGGTGCCTTTTCGGCTTTAGACGCTTACTTAGACAAAGTGTCTGATAAAATGAATGTGTCTAATCCTACAGATGCACAACCAAGTGTGTCTAATCCTACAGATGCACAACCAAGTGTGTCTAATCCTACAAATGCACAACCTGATGCACCTATATCAACAGTTGATATAACTAACGTAAGTGATGAGCAAAGAAATGAGTTTATTGATAAGTTTCGTTCTCTAGCTAGGGATGTTGATTATAGACTACCGATTAACATTGGTGAACCAGATGGTAAAGAATGGAAAGAAATCATCAGTCATGGTATAACACCTGAACAGTTGGTAAAGTTTGGAAAGACAATTGGTAAAATGAGCACATTAGATAGCTTTTTTGCTGACGTTGCTGCTAGTGGAAAAAAAGGTTTGATTAAATATGTCAAGTAATAAGACTGTACAAAAGTAAATAATAGTATGACTTATTGCCAAAACTGTGGAAGAGAATCACACTGCGGTGTTCGCTTGACAGAAGTAGCTTCAACCGCATACCATCATCGCCTTGGAGAAATCGAAGTATGTAAATGCTGCCAATGCGAAAAATGCGAGGATAAAAAATGACTCGCAAACTTGAGGAATTATTAAACCTTCCTGACTCCAAAGAGATCATCAAGGCTGAGGAAGAAGAGCGAAAAGCTGTTCAGAAGGCCAAGGAGAAGGAAGAACGCGATCGTCAAAAGAAAGCCATGACTGACATGGAGAAATTTGACAAGATCGCATCGGCCCTGCCGCATGTCAAGGGCCTCGACCAAAAAGCTGATGAAGAACTGAACGATATTGCCGAGAAGGCAATCACTGCTTACGAGGACCTAATGGACCTCGGCATGAATGTTGAAGGACGCTACTCCGGTAGGATCTTTGAAGTGGCAAGTAACATGCTCAAGACAGGACTGGAAGCCAAAGTAGCGAAGATTGAGAAAAAGCTCAAGATGGTTGATCTACAGCTGAAGAAGGAAAAGATTGACAACGAAAAGATGGGCAAGACTTCCGGAGTAGTGAACGGAGATGGATATGTCGTCACCGATCGTAATACTCTGATGAAGCAACTTCGCGATAGTGCTGATAAATAGACTACAGGGGAATGATATGAAGACCTTCTTTGATTATATCGCGGAGAGCGAGAAACAATACGATTTCAAGATCCGCGTCGCTGGACCTAAGGGCGAAGGAATCACGGACAAACTAGAGTCAGCACTGAAGAAGTATGACCTAATAAGTGTTTCCACCGCAACGAAGACTCCTATCCAGGAGATGCCGTTGCATTTTCCAAACGTCCAGAACGTTGAGATTTACACGCATGACGTAAAGGTACGTTATCCGGTTACCGCAGCAGTCCTACGGAAGTATGTAGGCGATTGCTTGGGCATCACCGAGACGCACATACTGGTCACTTCGCCAACAGAGCCATTCGAAGAGCTCACACCTAATCCGGCAGAAAAAGCAGATGTCTACGAACCACTCCTTACTAAGGAAGAAATGGAGCAGGCCGATCCTAAAGCACAAGATAAGGTTGGTACCAACCGTGTCATGGATCTACTAAAAGAACTTGAAGCAGCTAGAGCAGAGCGCAAAGAAGGTAATCCAACCGAAGGGGCACCACGAGGGTCAAGCAAGGATATTTCCCCAAAAACAAACACCAAATCGGTCGTAGGAGGCTAAAATGGATTTCAAAAAAGTATATAATCAGATCAAAGAGATCGACCTTAGAGAAAGTGCAAGCATTAATATCAATGCAGATAATGTAGCTGAGATAGAAATGTTAATGAAGTTGTTCAGCAATGCTGGCGTTGCGCCTCCACCTGGGATGTCAATGCCTCCAAAGCCAACCGGTAGAATGGTTATTTCAGCACCAGTATCTGGTCCTCCAAGCGCCGGCGGCAAATCACCATGCGACATGGCAAAGAAGCTAGGTAGTATGGAACAAGAGCACAAAGGACTTGAAGAGAAGTTCAGAGCACCTAAGAGTGGTGAGTTCCAGAGTTATGTTGATACACCAGAAGAAGATGACGTAGAAGTTACTGTTCATTGGGAAGCTGACGAAGACGGTGCCGGAAGAACTGGCGTTTCTTTCCATGCAGTTGATACCTCTGGTAATGAAGTTGAGGTTTCGTCAAGCGATGAAATGAGATTCCAACAAGAGTTACAAGATGAAATGCAAGGTCAAGCAGATGATTACGGCGATTATAAGTACCAACAACGTAAAGACAGCGCTCTAGACGACAACTACGACAATGAGCCAGACGAAGAGTATCAAGATAACGATTATATGCAGCATGACCTAGCTGGTGGTGCAGGACGCAAGAAGAAGATGTATCCAGCAGCTGATCCAGGAGATAACCCAATGTCAGTTGGTGAAGAACTCAGAGCTATGAACAAGAAGCAAGTAGAGACGATCAAGAGTCAGCTTTATGCTGCTCTGACGGAAAAGAAAGGTCAGAAGCCGGATTTCCTAGATGCGGACAAAGACGGCGACAAGAAAGAGCCAATGAAGAAGGCTCTCAAGGACAAGAAGAAGAAAACAACCGAAGCTAACGCCAAAGACAGAGAAGAACTTGAAAAAGCTACAAGTGATTATGTTAAAAAAGGTGGTACTGTTAAAAAAGGCAAGACAAAGAAAGCAAAAGGTTCTACTCCTCGTATGCCAGGATCATATCATCTAGGAAAGACAGGAAGTGCTGATGCAGATGTAAAGACCAAGGAAGGTTATTCTGGAACTGGCAAGATCACCAACAAGAAGGCGATCTCCGAGAGCAAAGAGGTCAATGACATCGTTGCACTAGCGACCCGTGTCGTAGGTAACAAGGCAGTTGCCAAGCAGACTGGCGCCATGATGAACCTTAAGAAGCTCGCAGGCATCTAAGGATAAGACATGAGTAAGTCACTCGACGGCGTACTCGTTAAGAAGGCTAACCAACAGGAAACATACACCGAGGAGCAGATAATAGAGCTTGCTCGGTGTATGGATCCAGATGATGGTTACCATTATTTCCTACAAAATTACTTTTACATCCAGCATCCGGTCAGAGGACAACTTCTCTTCGATCCGTATAGCTACCAAACACGCCTACTAGACAGCTATCACAATTATCGATTCAACATCAACATGTTGCCTCGACAGACAGGCAAGACCACTTGCGCCGCTGGATATCTGCTTTGGTATGCGATGTTCAACCCTGATCAAACCATCTTGATCGCAGCACATAAGCACCTGGGTGCTCTTGAGATCATGAACAGGATACGTTACGCATATGAAATGTGTCCGGATCATATACGTGCTGGCGTCACATCTTACAACAAAGGATCCATGGAGTTTGAGAATGGATCTCGTATCGTAGCACAGACCACAACTGATAACACCGGACGTGGTATGGCTATCTCACTCCTATACTGTGATGAGTTTGCGTTCGTTGCACCTAACATCGCAGAAGATTTTTGGACTTCCATCTCGCCAACGCTTGCAACTGGTGGACGTGCTATCATCACTTCAACTCCAAACTCGGACGAAGATACATTTGCTACCATCTGGAAGGAAGCAGAAAACAAGTTTGACGAGTATGGCCATGAAAGAGATGTTGGAGAAAACGGTTTCCACGCATTTACCGTACATTGGGACGAGCATCCTGATCGCGATGAGGATTGGAAGAAGGCAGAGATTGGTCGCATTGGAGAAGAGAAGTTCCGTCGTGAATACGGATGTGAGTTCCTCATCTTTGATGAGACACTGATCAATTCAATCAAACTCGCAAACATGAAAGGTCGTGAACCAACCATCAACATGGGACAGACTCGCTGGTACAAGAAACCAAACAAGCGTTTCAGTTATGTGGTCGCACTCGATCCTGCGATGGGCACCGGCGGTAACAACGCAGCAATCCAGATCTTTGAAGTCCCGACCTATGAACAGGTCGGAGAATGGAAGCACAACGAGACTGGAATTCCAGGCCAGATCCGTGTCCTGCGTGACATCTGTTCTTACTTAGAAGAGCTTTGCGGTGGTGCATCCAACATCTATTGGAGTGTTGAGAACAATAGCATCGGAGAAGCTGCTCTCGTCGTGATCAACGACTTTGGAGAAGAGAACATCCCAGGACTGTTCATCTCAGAACCAATGCGAAAAGGACATGTCCGTAAGTTCCGCAAAGGATTCAATACCACACATGGTACCAAGGTCTCGGCTTGCGCAAAATTGAAGACATTGATTGAGAACGATAAGTTCAAGATCAATTCAAAGCCTCTCATCTCGGAGCTCAAGGATTATGTCGCGCACGCTGCATCATTCAAGGGGAAGAATGAGCGCTCCGATGATCTCGTGTCTGCTTGCTTGCTGATCATACGCATGTTGACAGTCATGAAGGATTGGGATCCAGCGGTATACCAGACTTTCGTACAAGCAGAACCAGATGAAGAATACGACATCAAGCCGATGCCTCTCTTTATAAGTATGGGCTGATAAATACGGTATGAGAGATTTAGACACGATAGGCGCAGAGCTGTTTAACAAGATCAGAGGACGCTATCCTTCCGTCACCATTGGTACGGAAACCGGACAGCTTACGAATGATCCAGAGCAAGCACGCTTCTTTGATTTCAACTACGTGGACACAGATGGACCACGAGGAAAGGTATCAGTTAGCCTAAGTGAGGACGAAGGTGTTGTCATCCTTTTCAATAGTGACCTTGTCGCAGCAGAAGACAGCCATACAAAGAACGAATGGTATGACTTCTTGCGTGGGATGAGGAAGTTTGCGAAGAAGAGGTCACTTAACTTCGATACAAGGGATATCGAACGCAACATCCTACAGAAAAGGGATTATTCCTATCTCGCCAAAGATCCAGGAGAAGATCAAATGACAGAGTCAAAGATGTATGGCACATCAAGGGTAAGCTATCAGGACGTAGGAACCGCGCGCCTAAGGCTACAGCACAATCAAAGCGTCAACCAG